ATTAGATTCCAATAAATTAATCAAATTGCTAGAGTAGTTAATAAGACCAGCCCTTTAATTAATTTATTGGAATCTAATTATCAAGTAGTAAGAATAATTGGAGCGACTGGGCAAAGGTTATCTGTAGCGCTTGCTCAAGGTAATAATGATTTGAATTCTGCCACTACATTAGGTGTTGTGACAGAAAATATAAATAAAAATCAAGAAGGATTTATAACCACCAGCGGTCAGGTTAAAGAAATCAATACTACTGGAGAATTGCAAGGGGAAGAATGGATTGATGGTGACATTTTATATTTATCTCCTACTATAGCTGGTCAATTAACCAAAGAAAAACCGATAGCCCCAGAGCATTCTGTTATTGTCGGATTTGTTGAATATGCGCATCAAATACATGGGAAGATATTTGTCAAAGTAGATAACGGTTATGAGATAGATGAGTTACATAATGTAAGAATTGAATCCCCTGCTAATGGTGATGCTTTGGTTTTTAATCAAGCACTAGGAGTATGGGAAAACACCCAAGCAGTAGGGCCACAAGGGCCTCAAGGCGAGGATGGATTTAGTGCTTATGAAGTTGCTTTGCAAGATGGGTTTATTGGCACAGAAGAGCAATGGCTTGCAAGCCTAAAAGGTGAACAAGGAATACAAGGAATACAAGGTGAAGTCGGCCCGCAAGGCCCACAAGGGGTAGATAGTTCAATTAGTTTTATATCAGCATTCGCAGGAATGTAAAAAAAAATAAAAATGAAAAATACAACAGCGTATATGCTACAGAATGATGTTTACACAAGAACATTATTCCAGAATTCAGATTCAACAAATATTAAAGATATATGTATTGCAGGTGAAGAAGGCAGTTATCTTTATGAAATTTCAATAACTGGAACAAACACCACTACAAGAGAATTGACTTTTTATATAAGTGATGGAGGATTAGATATTCCAATTAAATTAGTTACGGTAGCAATTAATCAAGGTAGTGTTATTTCACAGCCAGACCCATTAAGATTAATACAGCCTATTTCTGGTTCTGTAATAGCTAGAGTATTGGATAGGGACCAAAATTATTATATCCCATTGCCAATTGGATGGAGTATAAAAATGAAAGTAAACGTAGCATTAACGGCTGGCCAAACTTTGAACGTTTTAACACAAAGAAAAGATTTCTAATTATGCAAGAAGGTTTTCCATTTAAGAAAAGATTACTTGATAAAGGTTACTCAATGAATATGGGTGATGATGGAAGATGGTTGTATGTAATTAACGGTAGCACAAATAGGTTTGATATATTCGACGGTAACCTGATAAACGCTGCTAATGTTAGTGGAGGCGCTTGGATTGTAAATCCATTTGTCAAAAGTATAACGCTTACAAATGGTTCGAACGCTATAGCTTACGCAGCATGGTATTCAGCTAAATACAATTCTTTATTTATTACAAGGCAGACCAATGCTGGAGGTAAAATAACAATTTACAACACACAAACAGAAGCCTTCACTGAACATCCTTTTTTAGTTTGTTATAATGGAGGTACAATATCATATCATGATGATTATGATATAATTAGCTTTAGTAATAATAATGGAGGGTTGGATAATTTTCAAAGAGCGATTAGGCCAACATTACCAACGAGGCAAATGGTAGGTTATGCTGCACATAAAATAATTAAAGGTAAATTTTTTCAAAGAGTTGCTGGATTCATAAACCCAGAAACATTATTAATTGACAACCCAGTTGGTAATTCTTGGATGGGTGATGCAATTGTTTATAATGGATTTATATTGGTTACTAATTATGTTAATGGGGCTAATATTTCAATTTTTAGGGAAGAAATATATAACCCTTATGTAAATGCGCAAGTTGGAAGTATTGCTTTAACTGGACATAGTACAATAAATTTTATTTGTTTATGTACTAAAGAAAAAAAGGCTTATGTAACATCTACTGCCGCAACTATAAGCATAATAGATTTAAGGAATATGACTAGTAGGGGGAACGTTAGTGGCGTGACTGGTGGCACAAGTAACACGATGTATCACGAATATTCTAATACGGTTATTTCTGCAATTATAAACTCAACTCGCCTACGTGTTGTTAATTGTGTTAATGATACTTTATTGCCAGATTTAACTTCTTCGGCAACATTAATAAATAACAATACTTTTATATCTTTATTAGCAGCGAACAGAACAAGATTTGATGGATAATTATGAAAATAAATATTAATACAGATGGTTTAATTACAGAGATTGGATTCTTTGATTACCAGTACAATTGCCCAGAATTTATAAATTTCCACAATTTTCATTTAATGAAATGTATGGATATAAGTAATATTGAAGACGAAACCAATTGGGTAGAAATAGAGGCGTATTATGAAGAAGACTAACAATTCACCAACTAAGAAAACTTTCGGCATTAGGAAGGCTGGAAAAGCGGTAAAAAGACCAAACAAACATAAGAGTAGTAAACCATATAAAGGACAAGGGAAATGAAATACATACATTATCTAACAGCATCATTAATATTATTGTTCGTTCCCATTTATGGAATATTAATTTCAGTCGGGATGGCTATTTTTTTAGACACTTTTACTGGTGTGTTCAAATCTATTAAATTAAAAGGATGGCGAAGTATAAGAAGTAGGAAATTATCTAACATAATTAGCAAGATGGCGCTGTATGAAATATGTATTTTATTTTTATTCGTAATTGACAAATATGTTCTTAACGAATTTATTGCTCATGCGTTTGGGTTTGACTTTATGTTTACCAAAATTTGCGCGATACTTTTAATCTTTATTGAATTAGTTTCTATAAAAGAAAACGTAGAGGAGGCTTTCGCTGTTGATATATGGACTTTAATTAAAGGCGTTTTCAATAGGGCTAAAGAAATAAAAACAGACATAACAGAATTAACTAAATGATTACAGAATCCATCTTAATTGCCATGCCTATTGTAAAGAAATACGAAGGCAAAAAATTGACAGCCTATCTATGCCCTGCAGAAGTTTGGACAATCGGGTATGGTAGCACATTTTACGAAGATGGTAAATCAATACAGAGGGGCCATGTAATAACAGAAGCAAGAGCAGAAGAATTACTAGTGCATACATTAACTAAATTCAACACAGAAGTTAAAAGGTTAGTGAAATCAACTTGTAACTTTAACCAGATTGCAGCGCTTACATCTTTTGCTTTTAATGTTGGCATAAATGCATTCGCAAAAAGTACCTTATTAAAAAAAGTAAACATCAACCCCAAAGACCAAACCATCGCGAATGAATTTATGCGTTGGAATAAAGCAGATGGCAGAATCTTAACTGGCTTATCAAAAAGAAGGGCAGAAGAATCTAATTTATACTTCACAATATGAAATTCTTAATCTATTTATTTATTCTATTAAGCGCCACTTCTTGCAGCGTGAGGAAATTCTGCACAGAGAGATACTGCACAAATGATTCTGTAACGGTTATTATCCGCGATACAATAAGAGTTCAGTTACCGAATGACACAATTGTGTTATCTGTTAATTTGGATAGCTTAAAACAAGCAATAGAACTTTCAACTAAAAAAGAAGGCGAATTAATTTTGTACAAAGATTCTGTAGTTGAATTAACTGGCATTTATAATCGCAAGACAAACGAACTTAGATTTAAGATTAAAAACTTAAAGCCTAAAATAGTTTATATCCCAATTGAAATCAAAAAGGCGGTTCCAATATTGCCTAAAAAAGTGTCTTATCTTGGCCATGTGCAAGAACTTAGATTCACATTATTAATCGTCTTTGTTGCTGGGCTTATTTTGGGCCTTTATTTGCAGTTTAAAAAGCAGTAGAAATACTTTTTTCCAGAAAAACAATAGCATTTTAAAAATAATTTCAGCGATAATTTGGAAAAATTACTCGCTGTGTTTCAGCACGTTATAACTTTTTTTATTTATTCTTTGGTTTATGTTAACATCAACCTTATGTTCGTGCTGTCCAAACGGGGCAACACATATCCAGCAACGTTCTTTTAATATATGTGTGAAAGTTTAAAAGCCGAAATACAGTAAGCCTTTCCGTGAAAATGTGGGTGCATAAGAATTATCCCAAGGGTTTCCTAAACCAAGAAAATAGGCGTTAATACGTGAAGCCGCAAATCGGTAGCCACAGCAAAGCGAAAAGAAAATGTTATAACGTTAATTCACGTTACTGATGAGGCCCAGCAGGCCGA